TTGTTCCGACATATTGTTCACCTCCTAGTGATTTTATATCTTAGTTGAATAGGTCGGTTGATGTGAGGAAACGACCGCCCCATAGGGATTTTTGAACCTTAAGTGGTTCGAACTGTACGATCTCGCCTAGATCGCCAGACTTGCGGAAAGCTGTGTCTGCTACTACGTCATCCACTCGCTTGCCAAACTCATCAAATGTTCCCTTAACTTCCTTAACCTCACTAGTTACGGATTCAAGAGACTTACTTAGTGTCATAATCTGCTCATGTAAAGATTTTACAGTTGAAGCGAGATCGCCAAAGGCATTAGTTAGAGAATCCTTAATGTCTGAAACTGCTTTAGCAATTTCTTCATTAGATGCTGTTGCATTTGCATCAAGGCTATCTGCCTTGTCTGCAGTATTCTCTACAGTCTCAGCTGCAGGTGCAACTGAAGACTCTGCACTACCATCAGATGATTCTACAGCAAGAGCTTTTTCAGCTGCTGGTGCTTCCTCAACTACTGCAGGTGTTTCTTGAACAACTGCTGGCTGTGCCTCTGGAGTAACCTCAACTTCTTCAACTGCAGATTCGACTGCTACTTCTGTTGCTTCTGTCATTGGATTTACCTCCTTAGTAATCTTAATTGTACTAATGCCTTTAGCACTATCAACTAAGAACTTTATCATATTTGCTTTTTCTAAATCATCTTTTTCAACAAAACCAATGTTCTTCATTTCTTGTCCAGTTGCAGGACTTACTTGTGTCTCTTCTTCAGAAACAATAACTAATCCAGACTCTTTGTCATAGAATACATTTTCTAAAACAGTGTTATCTGCTTTAATCATATCGACACCATCAACCTTCTCAACTGACATAATGCTAGCAAATTGGTTTGCTGGACTATCAACAAGAGATAGCTCAATGAGGTCATAGTCCTTGATAATTCTAATTTGCTTTTCCATTGTATCATCATATGCGTCATCCCACTTGTTCATTCGTCCCCCGATTGAAAAACCAGTGTATGTACCATCAAGAACTTTTTCCCAAGCATCTTGGGCACCCTTAGAAATATAGGTAGAAACATATATTCCCTTATAAAACTTTTTTGATTCTGGATCAAAATATTTTTCTTCTTTAAATGAGATCATCTTGCCAACAGCAGATGGTTGGTGCATTTCTCTAATGTTTCCACGAAACTTTGCAAAAGCACTCATGCTAGCTTCGGTAGTTACAATGTCCATTTGCTTGTCAATATTGTCTAGAGACGCAAAACCAGAAACTAGTCTTCGTTCTTGATCTACCTTGCCAAAAGGCATTGATAGACGAACGTTGTCTCCGTCTGTAACCCAGGAAGCTTTATTTATAATCATAGCTTATCTATTATACCAAACATTTATAAGTTTTCTCAGTTATTGAGATGATCTTCCTTCACCTTTAGGATTTCTTCCAGCAATGGTTGCTGGGCCATCTGACTGGTTATTAACTCTTTCTGTATCCCGTTGGCGATTTGAATTTGCATTTGATTGAGCATCATTTGCTTGCCCTGGAGACATTACAAATGGAGTATCTCCATCTTTAGTTTGTGGGAGATCAAGAGCTTCTCTAGCCTCATTTGGCATCATAATCTGAGTCTTAACAAGACGTTCAAGAATCTGAGATTGAGCAATTTCATCTGTAAGGGTTAGCTCATTAAACTTCAATTCTAAGATGTCTGTTTTTTCTTTAATAATCTTGTTGATAATCTTTTCAAGATGGTGTTGAGCTGGTCGAGAAACCTGCTCTTTAAATGTACGATCTTGAGATAGCGCTGCTGCGATTCCTGAATCAGAACCACCAAGTTTAGAGATTGGAACCTGATGAGCAATTAAAATATCATCACGATTTTGTTTTCTATATTCTTTAAATGAACCATCTTGGATGCCATTCTCAATTGGCTCCATCTTAAACTCAACCTTATTCTGGTCTGTATCTCCAGGAAGTGGTATATACAGGGTTCTATGAGATTGAGACTTTAGTCCAGTTTGCAAAAATCTAAACATATTATCTTCTGCATCTGCACTTAACTTGGCACCCTTTAAGGTAATGATATATCTTGGTACCGCTTTGTTTTCAAAGTAATCAATGTTGTATTGTGATGCTAGCTTATCACCAATTAAAGATGGAAAAGCAGCAACAATGTCTGGTACGCCATAAAAAGTATTTAATGGTGAATATTCTTTAAGATGAATAATTTCATTTGGTCTAGTATCTACCGTAACTGGGTTTTGATTTTTAGCCCCAAAGTTTCTAAAGTAAACAACTTGTTGGCCAATGATTTGAAGGAAGCCATCGTTTAGTCTACGCACACGAACAGTTGTTGCTGGAATATGGCCTAGGTATCCAATGTCACCTTCGACAGTTCTTCCTACTTCAATAAAACCATTTCCTGTTGCCTGTAAGTCTGTGTAAACCTTTTCCATAGTCTTTGTAAATGAGTCGTCATCATTTAAATTTTCTAGCCAATCACGAAGCTCAATCTTCATTCGTTCAATTCTCTTGCGAGCACGTGAAGATGCTTGCTCATCACTTGAAGTTTCAAGGCGCAAAGATGTTCTATCTGAAATATCAAAACGGTATCCAAGGCCTACAACATTTTCTACCTTAGCATCAATAGCAGCATGATTAGCAAAAGATGTATCATAAAAGTTTGCTAGCTCATACATGTTGTATGGTGGAGTAATAATATCAAATAGGCCATATCCATTTCGGTATACTGTTCCAGGATTAATTCCTTTTGTTCCAGTACCGTCAATTCCTGATGACTGAGCATTTGCTGAATCCAGATATGCTGGAGTCATTTCAGCAGCCTTGTTTAAAAGTCTAACAGTTCTTCTTTTAAAGTTTTGATTAATGCCACCAAGGTCTTTTAGATCATCCCATGTTTTATTAAATGGGTCTTGGGCATGGAAGATGTTCTCTTCTTGCTCTTGTGTATTTAGTTTTGCACTAACGTAATCAGAACTATCCCTCATCACCATACATCCTTAAAGTTTTCTGTGCTGCATCAATGGCACCAAGATCATTCAACGAAGGAATTAATCCTTGCTTCATTCTATCCTTTTGCTCTGAATATTCTTCTTCTGTTACCCTTGTCAATCCAGGAACAAAGACTGCTGTTCCTTGACCGTCATCTCCGTAGGAAATTGCTTCTCTTTTTAGTTCTGCAATCTTAGATATATCGCCTTTTTGTGCAGGGATATTTAGTACTGAGCCTGAGCCGTCTGTAAACCATTTTCCAGTTGACTTTTTATATACATATAGTCCCCAGTCATAGTGCTTATCGATGACTTTTCTGCGTACATTGTTAACAATCGGTTTACCAGTTTTTGGGTTTATTAATGAATCCATAACCTCAAGTATACCATATTAGACTGGCAGTAGAGTACTTGTCTGCCACTCAGTATCTTTATATATCTTAAATTTATTAGCATCAAACGTCATGCCTTCATTATCATCAATGATAATCTTATTAGTTCCAAGATAGTTTTTGTATACATCTGTTGGATTAACTCCGTACAGTTCTGAGCTTGAGACAACTAAAGTCTCTTGCCAGTCATAATTTTCACTCCAATATGACCATGCGTTGACTACCCCTTCACTGGTTTTAATCTTTAGCCAAGGTCTAGTCACAACACTTTGGATTTGTTGTAAATTGTTTGCCTGATAGAAAGATATGTTATTAAATAGTATTGGACCATTTAGATTGATTGCACCAATATATAAACCAAAGTTTAGTGCAGATGAGAACTGTAGCCCTAACGATCCCCATTCTTTTATTGTAATGATTGGATTTTTAACTGATATACCGTTCCAGAAATACGTTAGCCCTGTATATTCTGTTCCAGTTAAGCTGCTAGTTGCGTATATCTTTGCTCTTGATCCAGATGGACTATCCGCAACCATGTAAAATTTAATTGTATCTTCTTTATATCTAATTTCAAAGATTTCAATTGGTGAAGCAGAAAAAGAATCCTGATTTGCAAACATCCAAGCCTGCATTGAGCTTACACGATATTCATCTGATAATTCTTTATTAATTGGCATAGCAATACCACGATTTGTTTCAAACTCAAAATCTCCACGAACTTCTATTCCAGAATTTTTTGTTAAATAAAGATATGGTGTACTTGACTTATAAATACTAAAAGGATTCTTTGACTTGTAGTCAAAATAAATTCCAGACTTCTTATAAGGAACTAAGTCAACTCCGAACCTAGTACCTACTGAGTTAAAAGCATTATCACTAAATGCTTGAGAAGCTATCTCTAATTCTTTAATCTTGATTGGTCTATTAATAATTCCACGAACATTGAAGTCAATAGAATATACAACTGCTAGGTCGTTAAAATCTACAGACTTGCTAGGATAAATAATTGTATTATCTACAACCTCAAATTTACTGGCAGCCCAGTCTGGATAGTTATTAATATCAATAACTGATCCTTCTTTAGCTGGAACATTTATAGTAAAGTTATCATCAAGAGCATTTGCTCCATCTGCTATGTATTGAAAAGTAACATAGCTTTTAACAAAAGATTCAGATGTGTCATACTCATAATACTTTAATGCTTTTTGAGCTAAATCTTCGTAGTTATCCCAACCAGTAATAAGGCTATTATCTATCTGATAATAGGTTTGTTGAATGGGTGCTGAATAACTTTCTTTTAACTGTTCGTACGTCCAAGAAGAAGTTGTTTCTTTTTCTAAAAGTTTTGATGGAGATGGATAGCCAATATTAAACTGTAAAAAATCTAAATCATAGAAAGAAGCGCCTTGGGAATTATCAACATATTTAGCAAAATAAGATAGAGGAAGGTAATCTTCCCAGTATCCAGATACTCCAATGTCAAGGAAGAACTCATTATATGCCTCTATGGGTAATAACGTATAGCTTGCTAAATGGTTTATAAGAGCAATAGCATTTGTTTCTTCTGTTACCCCACTAACAGACAAATCATCAAAATTAACAACTCCATATTCATTAAAGTAATCTGCTATTGATTTATGGTTAAGATCTGTTGTAAAACCTAACGAGTAAATTTTACCAGAGAATGAATTAGAAGTTTGCTCATCTCCAGCAATATAAATCTTTAGGCCATTTACATTACCAAAAAATGCTGAAACATTTCCTCCAAAAACATTAGACAAATCATCTATGTCAATTCCAACTGCAAATAATTGATCTGGCTCAATTGCCTCTGTTGTATATACTGTTTCTTCTATTCCATTATAATTTAAGACATATTCAACTATATTTCCATTAAGCCTTGTAATAAAAAAGTCATCAGTTAGTGTGTTATAAATTTTAATTAATGTTTGAACTGTTCCATCTGCAGCTGAAACTCCAGCATCATAAGACTCTAGCCAGCTTGCTGTATTGTAGTATTCTGCATCAAAAGATTCTGTTGCAGATGTATTATAATATCCTCCATCAATTAAGATAACTCCACTACTAAATACTCCGTATATAGATTTTATCTTATCGTTTAAAATATTAAACTTTGGAAAGTTGAGATATGTTCCTAACGCATTCCATGATGAGTTTGGTCTAAATGTTAAAAACTTGTATGGCAATGCTCCAGATTCTTGATCTGTTTGTATTGCTTTACAGTCAGTATACAAATCATCTAGACTTTTAGTATCTAAAAATATATTAGGCAAACTATAAGATGGCGTAGTTAACTCTAAAGAAGTTGTTTCTAAATTGTCAAAACGTCCTTGTTGCCATTGTGCAAAACTTGGATAGTTATAGTTTGCAGTATAGTTTGAAAATGAATAATCTATAAAAGCAGAAGTTCCACCATAGGACGAGTTGATAGACTGTGCTGAAGATACGGCTTGACCATAAACCCATCTACGCTTTGCAACAGTTACAGAAACTTGGTAAGAGTATATAGCAAGGCAATCTACTTCGATTAAGCTTACGTTGTCGTACGCATAGAATCCAAGCCAGTCTTGACTTCTTAGCTCTTCATCTAACAAATCTGGTAATGATAAAGATGTAGTATCAATAGCAATATCTATTACTTGTTCTCCATTTAACAGTACCGTTACAGAATTTTTAATTAATCTAATGTGTATGAGCATTGGTCTAAACCATTCACCAACAAAGTGAGACTTAGATTTGCCACCAATAACTAAAGTTAAAAACCCTGAGTCTACATATAGTCCATCTGTAGAAGCAATTGGTCCAAATATTCTTTTTGGATCTGGAGAGTCTGCAATTATTCTTGCCCAAAACTCTACTGTATATTCTTTGTGCTGCCCAGATTTATTTAAAAATCCTTGACCTGGAAATATCAATGAAGGTTTGTTTGATGTATTTGGAATAATCTTAGTTAAACCAGAGGCACCAAACACCAATGGGATACTTGTATTTTTTGCAAGAAGAGCATTATTCTTTGCCAAATAATATGCTGTGTCGCTAGATACTCCATAGGCTGCAGCTGGAATTACAGTATCTGTTGTATCAATTGCAATTGTTGCTGGAAAAGATTCTGGTGTAACTCCCAAAGATTCTTTATGGAATTCCTCAGACCATTGTCCTGCAGTTATTCCATTAAAATAAACTTTGTAATCAGTAGATGTTGCTCCGCCTGAAGACTTTAATATTTTTATAATTATTTTAAAGTTTGTGTTTTCGTCAGGGATCTCGAAAGTTTCTGAGATAAAATTCCATGACTGGTACCCTGTTTCTACAAATTGGCTAAAATTTTGAACTACTTCTAAAGTAGTTGTATCTGTATATTCATACCCAATAGCAATAGAGTTAATATATAAGCTATCAACATAAAAATAAGAACTAATAGAAAATGTTCCTAATGTTGTATTAAGGTTTTGAAAGTTAGCAATATCTGGACTTAGTATGATTGATTCTCCAGATGCCCCAGCTGGAACACTGCAAGACACTATGCTTGTAGGACTATCAGGAAATGGTTCTCCTGTAATTGCTGACCCAGAACTTAAAGTACAGCTTGTTGGAGTCCAAAGAGATACTATATTCCTTTGTGCATCAGTAATTAAACTTACATAATCTGCTTGATCGTCTAGTGCCCAAAGTACCAGAGGGTGCTCTGAGTAAATTTTTTCTGCATATAAATTAGATGGGTTAGACATATATCTCCTACCCCTTATTATAG